AATCTGTATGGAAATAACGGCGACATGCATGAACATTTTAATCACATAGAATTGTTTGACCTCTTGAAAACAAAAAAAAATTGGATACTCACCTACAATGACTGCCCATTTATACGCAATTTATATGTTGACTGCACCATCGTAGAAACACAATGGAGTTATGGAATGAATAAAACGAAGGAATCCTCTGAAATCGTCATTCTCCCGCCAAACACAAACATAACTACAAACACTATGGTAAAGCGGTAATGGTCGGGTCTGAAACCGAAGTTAGGTTCGCCGGTAATCGAGATACATCATCCAAACTATATGGACTTATTGGCAAATCCGCAATTTTCGGTGATTTCGGTTGGCAAGCAATAGTTACAGATAAGTTACAGAATCCTTTTTTATTGTTGGTTGCGTGCACTTTGGTTCGAACTCGAAGTTGTTGGTCACACAGGAATTCTGGAACGCCAAAATTGCATGGGTCCGTGCCTAAATGATACAGACCTTTTTCCGAAATCTGAATATATACACATCCTTTATGAAAATACAACTGTTGGATAGTATCCCGTGGGCATTCGATATACGCATCATTGAAATCCGTGGTTTCTTTTTTGATTTGTAGCCACTCGGTATGTGTAATATCACGTAACATAAATGGCGGTATTTGACCATTGAATAACGAGACGGTGGATAACAAGTTTTCAAATATGTGTTTGGATTTTTCCGGAATTTTATTTCGATGACTCCCTTGCCATCGTGCCATTTCAGAATTATATTTGATGGAACATTGCATCCAATCGGGTGTATTTATTTTTTTAATTTCGATGGGAACAGAATGTTCTCCATCATTGCAAAGAATATCATGGTCAGCTCCGCAACCGCCCAAATCTTCTTGGCATTGTGTATTAAACTGGGTTCCATTGAGTTGTACCTGTTTGACAATTGCATGAACGAGGTATTCATACTGTTTGCCACTTTTAGAACAACCGAAACCTTTGGGATACATTTGTTTGATTGAATAATGGTATGGATAGGATAAATAAGAGGTGAGGAATACGATTTGTAAAAAATACAATATCAATTTTTTACAAATGATTACACAACCCGGCATGTGTATATTATTATACACACAGATTCGATACATTCAATGAACACGCGTTTCTACTTACAGGTGACTATCGGTCAGTGTATAGAGACGTGTGTTCCTGCATCCGGGAATTTATGCAATGATTTTAAGACCACCAGCTAAGTTGGCACCGAGAACACCTCCAAGACCAGTTCTTGCAGATGAACCCATGGATGGGATGAAAACATCAAGAACGCTAAATGTGGCAGCGGCAGTCAAGGCAATAATGACAACTTCTTCAACGTTCAATGATTTTTTAGGAATAGTGTAAGCAGCAAGGGCTACAATAATACCTTCTACGATGTATTTAATCGCTCTTTTAATAAGCTCAGGAAAATCAAAGGTGGCACTCATAATTTATATACTATGTAAATAAAAAAAAATAAAAAAAATAGAATAAATGAAATACGTATAAAATACTTAAATAACATCTGTCTAAAGATATATATACGAGAACATAGATGTCAGATTTTGAAAGAAAGATTTTAGAAAATGGTCAAATAAATCCTAAATATATTGATTTGTGTGACGAGGACCCACCGATTGCTGGACAAAAATTCGCTTGTTTGTCTTTTATTTCCCCCGAAAAAATATTAAAAAAACGCGAGATATTCATGTTTGATGAGTTTGTCAAACAGTGGGATTTCAAGAAATCCATGGACAAGTTGTTGGATTTCATTCAATTTATTTCTTACAAATATGGTTTGGATTCCGAGAGCATTATCAAGGATTACACTGAATTCATCGAAGAAGAAGGTGTTCGCATAAAAGATAACACTGTCGAAGATGATTACAAGAATTTCTTGGATAAAAATGAGGAGGTTCTCACACAGAAGTTTCAGAAAGTCAATCAATTCCAGACATCTGTAAGAGGATTAAAAATTCGCGGTGTGTTTCCTACTCAAGAGGAGGCAGAATTAAAATGCAAGAAAATCCGTGATTTGGACCCCAACCACGACATATTGGTTGGACCCGTCGGTGTTTGGTTACCTTGGGACCCGGATGCATACAAAACCGGACGTGTTGAATTCATGGAGGAGGAATTGAACCAACTCCACAACGAGAAAATGAAGAACGAGGCAAAAGCCAAGGAGGAATTCGAGCGCCGTGTAAAGGAATCCAAGAAGAAGGCGATTGAGGAGAACATCAAATTGGCACAAAAGAGTGGAAATGTTCTTACACAAACCATTGATGAACAAGGAAATTTAATTGGTGTTAAAGAGACAGTTGATTTCGAGAGCCGTGAAGTTGCAACTGAAGAAGAAACCAGTGAATACAACAAAAAGGTGTTGGAATACAATTTACAAAAGGAAGCGGAAGTGGAGTCCTCAGCCGAAACCAAAGAAGAATAGAGGTCTTACAGATTCTATACCAAACATATCGCATAACCAAATGCCCATAAATCCCATGAGCCATGCAATGGTTCCATTACATAATAGGTCGATACATACCATAATATAATTACTATACAATAAATAGTATGAGAGGCTACATACGGTAGTCGAAGATGGCACCAACAGTATATAATGTAAGATATCCTACATTATATAATATTATCATGAACTTATCACATATAACTTATCTAATGACGTGTAAACCCAGTTTCAATAGAAAGTTCAGATGAACGAGAAGAAGGAGAACGAGATTTGTGAATTAATTTTTTCAATTTCTTAAGTGCAAACCCAGTTTTCTGTTCAGTTTCGAAAGACCCTTCCGACGAACGAGAAGAAGAAGAAGGACGAGCTTTGCGTGTGAATTTTAGTGATTTTATGCGTGCAGCTTTTTTCATTTTTTCGGTCTTTGTTTTAATACCTTCACGAAGTTCGGGAGCAATAGCTATTTCAGTGTTAGGTGAATCACTCTGATATGATATTTTATCAATTGGAATAATCTTACCATTACGAATACCAACTACGGTTTGTTCTGTAGCTGGTTTATATATATCACCAAGTTCAAAATCTTTGTTTTCTACAGGGTATTTTGCTGGGCTACTTGGTTTTAAAACTTTACGAGAAGGTCGGTTGGGGGTTTGTTTAGTAGAACGCTTTGATTTTCCTTCGCCTCCCTTTTTTAGTTTTAAACTTATTTTCTTGGCTAAATGACGACGACTCATTATATATTGTATATATTGTATGAATATTTTTTATTGTGTGGATTACATTACATTACATTATAACTCGTTTATTACTTCTCATAGAAGCCAATTCTTGTTCTCTTAATTCAACTTGTGCTTTATGAATCATCGAGACTAAATCATCTGTAGTGAGTTCTACTTTTTTTTCTTCTACTGGTTTGTTTTGAATCGATTTCATCAGTTGTCCCATAGTGGGTTTGGGCTCTTTTGGACTGGCAGATTTGGATGCAGATGCCTTATGACTAATATTATGCTTAGGTTTATTTCTACGTGTGCTAGAATGTAACGATTTCTTAGGTTTCAGTGCAATGGCAATCGCAATTTTCTCAGCACGTTTTACATTACTTTCACTTGGACCGATTTCTACTTTGTGTTTATCCGTTTCAGTTTGTATGAAATCCAATACTTTGGGATATATATCATTGTATTTCACATAAATTTCTTTTAATTCCGCAGGTTTTTTCTGTAACAAGGATTCTTTAATACGCGGATAGTTCATTGCAACTCCAAACGCTTTTTCACGTGTTTTCTCGAATACTTCATCTGTGGTATTCGGTGAGTTATATTTAAACGATTTTGCAGGTATAAAATTAGCGGTTTTATATGTATTTTCGTATGTCATTTCAGCCGAACTTTCTTTTGTAGGTTGTGGTTGAATTCCCAACACATATTTCGCGGTTTTGGATAAATTCTTTTTTGTTTTCCTCAGTAAAGTCATAGGTTTTGGTGATTTTTTGGTAGACATAGTGTAGTGTATTATATATTATCTAAATATAATATTGATAATCAAACAGGTCAAAATCTGAGGTTATCCACTGTGAACATCGTATGGGTTCTCGTATTTTCAGTTTCTGTATTTTCTCCCTTTTCTTTCGTTTTTCTTGATATTCCGATTCTTCAAAGAAATCAAACACCCAATTGGATTGTTGAACGGGTTCTTGTATTTTCAGTTTTTTTATCTTTTGTTTCTTAACATATTGTTTTATTATGTCACTATCCTTTTTAGATTTATCTCTGTTATCATCCAGTTCATACAGACTTTCTGAAGTCAAGTCACCATCCTCATCCGTTTTTGGACGAAAGTAAAACAACCTAAATAATTCTTTGTTGAGTTTTTCTACATTTGTCCAGTGATTTGAGATGGATGAATCCACACCAGGTTCAACGACCGGGTTATAGGATGGATTCGAGTTGGAAGTTGGTCCCATAGTCGGCAGCGGTAACTGCATTGATTTACGCCGAGACCGTATTGGCATTTGTAAAACAGTCGATGAATTCACATTCACCTGTGTTGATGCAGTTGCAGGAGATGCAGTCGCGGACGGTGGTTTCAACAACCTATTTGTTTTACTTGTCTTTTCGTTTGGTGTAGTGCCTATCATAGCTCCCATCATGCTGCCTCTACGTTTTATAGGTGTAGATGGTCGTTCTACGACGGATTCTATAGGTATATGCGGAGTAATGGGTATAGTCGAATCCATAGTATCCACAGCCGGAACATCGTGTTCTCCTAAAAAATTCAAATGTAATTTTGTGTTATACCTTGTTCGCGACCGATTCCGTGGTGCAGAAGACATTGAAAATTGAAAACTCATACATGAGAGCTCTTTTTATAATAGATTACCATTTTGTTTTCTTCACATTTATTTGTTGTCCCGCACTTTTCTTTCGAGATTTGTTCGGGTCATACGCTTCATCCTCATCATCCGACCCCATTCCCTTGGAAATTTCCCAGAATTCCTTCGACCCCAATTTGAAATCCGGTCTGCCTTCGGCTCTATACCAAAAAATCTGGTCATTCAGTTTGTTCGATTTTGCATTGTTATTAATTACCAAACACTCATAGTTCTCGGTGGTTTGGTCCATCACCGAATTAAAAGATTCCAGTGTAGGAAACATCGAGGCATAGTTCTCCCAAATACGTTTTCTGTTGGTCATATACGGTTCTCTCAAAATAAACACATAATCAATGTTGGTTCTCAAATTCGGCGGAATACCCAGCGGATACTGCATAGTAATAATGAGCATGATTTTCCAGTGACGTCCGTTCATGAAAAGAAGACGCATCAGTTTATCACGTGTCCAGGATTGGTCATACAAGCAATCATCTAAAATGACAAACGCACGAGGGTCGATGCTGGTTTTACGATACATTTCCATTTCTTTATTTACTTGTTTGAGAACCACCTTCTGTCTTCTTAAAATGTTCTCGATTAACACACTGTTATATTCCTCATGAATAAATAGTTTAGGAACATGGCTAGAGTAGAACCCATTGCCCGCTTCTGTCCCAGAAATCACGGTTCCAATCGGAATATCTTGATGATGGTATAATAAATCACGCACTAAATAGGATTTACCTGTATCACGACGTCCAATCATGACAATTACTGGTCCTTTGTTCTCATCTGGTTTAAATGTAATGGAACGAATATCAAATTTCTTTAATTCTAATGTCATATACTATATAGATTACACATGTATTTTATATGTATGTAATTTTACGAGCGGGAGGTCTCCATTTTTCCAGACATCGTTTAATTGAATCAAAAATAATGTTTGCGAGAATTATACAAAATGTCTAAATTTGCAATCCATTACCAGAAAATACAGAAACCAAATATAAAACATTTAGAACAAAACTATATTGACATGTCGACCCCCCCATCTGGGTCAGTAGACCAAGGTTCCCCCACCCATCACCCATACAATCCATATAACATAAAGCATTTACAGTGTTATAATCCAATTTACAACTTATTTTTTGAGTTGAATGAGAACAATTACGATACTATTGGATTAAATCATAAATATCATCTGTATGACCTTACTCACGTTACAAATAAAAGCGAAATACCAGGAACAGTTGAAGCGAAAATTTTCATCAAGTTCTCCCCATTATTGGATACAGTTCGGTATCTTATTGGAAAATACAGACAACCAGAATTGCTTCGCAACTTACCTACGTATTCTGCGCAATCCTCGCAATCCTCGCAATCCGCACTATCCACTCAATCCACTCAATCCACCCATCCTAAAATGGAGAACCCATGTAATTCATCTTACATAGATAATTTTTTCTGTTATTTGTCCAGTCAACTATTAAATGAACACGGATTCCCAAATGCCATTAATTATTATGGTTCTTTTCTGGGTATACAGGAAAAATTTAAAATGAATGTAGCCGATGATATCGAATATTTATTACAATCTGAATATTTTAAACAAAACAAGGGAAAAATATACGAAATCGAGCAAACCGACGAACAGGAGCAATATACCAATTTTGGTTCTCGTGCAAATAAAAGTAAACTATGTATTCACAATCAAACAGAAATTAGTGTTATTTCCTTAGAAGACCTCACCCTGTCCCCCGAGGATGTCATCGATGCTGCAGCAGAAGATACATCCACAAAATGTGATAATGTCGATTTATCTGAAGATATCGATACTGAATGTGTGTTTGAAACTGACATTACTCATTCAGACACATCTTCTACAAATTCATCCAACAATAGCGAATTAAATTATTCGGAGAACGAAGACGAAGAGGAAGAAGACGAAGAAGACAACGAAGACAACGACGAAGTTTCATCTGTTGAATGGGAAGATATGGCAAGTGAAACCGATGAAACCGATGAAACCGATGAAACCAATGAAGACAGTAGTATAGCAACTGAAGATGAATTAAAAATTAATGCATTTATTTACGATTTCCCAGTGCAAATGATTTGTTTGGAAAAATGCAAAGGAACGATTGACTATTTATTTATGAAAAACAAAATGACAGTAGAAACCGCAGCCAGTGCACTCTTTCAAATCGTCATGACACTGTTAGTCTACCAGAAAGCATTTTATTTCACACATAATGATTTACACACGAATAATATCATGTATGTAGAAACCGACCAAGAATACATTACCTATAAATATAACAATCAGTATTATCGCGTTCCAACATATGGTAAAATATATAAAATCATCGATTTTGGAAGAGCCATCTATCGATTCCAGGGAAAAACCTTTTATAGTGATAGTTTTGAATATGGCGGCGATGCTCACACACAATACAATTTCGGACCGTTTTTTAATGAAAAGAAACCGCGATTAGAACCAAACTACAGTTTTGATTTATCGAGATTAGGTTGTTCTATTTATGATATTTTGTTTGAGAACGAGAACATAGATGAAGATGAAAACACATTAGATGACTTACAGAAAATCATATTAAAATGGGTTACAGATGATAATGGTAAAAACATTCTTTATAAAAAAAATGGAGAAGAAAGGTATCCAAATTTCAAATTGTATAAAATGATTGCGCGAACCGTTCATCACTGTGAACCCGCGGAACAATTAAAAGAACCATATTTTGCACAATTTTTGTTTGTCCCTGGCACACAAGAAACGCTAACATCGGTCATTGATATTGACCACCTTCCATCTTATGTATAAAGCCGCATCTAATCCCATCCCATCCAAATCATAAAGAAATAAATTCTGTATGATTTTATTATGCAGCGAACAAACACTCTCAGAATCCAGGAATATCTGTAAATATTTGTGTCGTCTCAGCTTTCAAGGTTTTGTTCTCTGTTACAATATTTAAAAAGTCACTAAAAGAATGTTGGGTGTAATAGTATCCGTAAGAAGCCAATAACGAACTCATGAATACTATAAAAGAATCACGAAACATGACTTTTAATGGTTTGAATTCTTGTTCTAAATATTTCATTTCAATCAATTTAAAAAACACAAACAAAATGGTGGTAAAAATGGCAAATAAAAAAATGTGTTCCATATTATATTTTTTAGAAGTTATTCAATATTTTTATACGCATGATATCATATGTAATTACATCAATCCGTATTTTTTTACAAATTCAGTAGGTGTCATCAATGGAACCGAATGTTTCTTTGCATCCATCACTTTTCCAGACGTTTCATTCAAGTCTTTCACAAGTAAAACAAAAGTTTTACTGGAAACAGATGACCCAATTGTTGCTCCCACTTTTTTTAAATTATCCTGTAAGACGGCATCGCGAAATCCGGTCATCACCACCGTTTTTCCATTCAATGGATGACTTGGTGCTGGACCAGCTGCAGCAGTAGCAGTAGCAGCAGCATTTGTAGATTCAATAAATCCCTGTAATTTTCCGACTAAACCAGTTTCCTTCAAAAAGGCTAAAAACTCCGGGATTTTTTCAACAAATGCTTCGGAGGTTTTCGCAGCCATTCCCTTGATTTCGGTAATTTTTGCGATTTTTGTGGAAGGAGAATCCTTCGAAATCAATACTGTTGGATATCCCCCTAAAATGAGTTCTATCTTTTTGTCATTGAACCCTCTTCCAAACATATTGGAAGCAGACATGATGGTAATCAATGATGCCGTGGAAATTTTCTGTTGGATTCCTTCATACAATTTGGTCGCCGTTTTGTCTTTGAATCCTTCCACTTTCAAGAAATCTGCTACTTTCATTTTCAATATTTTTGCAATGGTATCATATCCAGCAGTTATGATACGTTTCACATTACCAGAGCTGAGTCCATCTACTTCAATACCACGGAAAAATCCAGTAATGTTTTTTTCTTTTACTGTATCATCATCTTCCATGTTTTCTAACAGAATATCTACGTGTGTATTGTTCCATTTGTAGGGAACCGATGGCATTTTGGGAGCATCCGATGGAACCACCACTTTGCGAATGTATGGAATCACATCACCACTTCGTATCATTTCAATCATGGAACCTACACCAATTTTGTTGGATTCAATAAACGCACCATTAAATCCAGTGGCATATTCGATGGTAACACCTCCTAATCGAATGGGTTCAATTTGCACACGCGGTTTCAAGTATCCATCTTTACTG